CGCATGACTACGCGCTCAAGCCCGCCGTGCGGCGCAACGTCATCATCATTACGGAGTCGGTGGTGCAGGTGCAACGCGTCATCTACTCGCTGTACTCGTGGGGTTACACCGGGATGAGCCCACGAGACTTTGACGAGCGGGTGCGGGTCATAGGCGCGCAGCGTCTTGACCCCAAGGTGGTGGCCCAGGTAGCGGGGGAATATCGCACGTGGACGGTGGACAATGAGAAGGCGGACGGTACGACTTTTGTTGCGTTGCCGCTGGTGGTGTTTGATACTGCGAACGCGGTATTTGATCTGGAGAACGAAAACGACAACGCGGAGGTCGGCCGCGCCATGGCGTACATAAAGCAGGCGTTTGCCGAGTTCCCCATCGTCATCGTCAGCCACACCGCCAAGGCGCTCGGGCAGGGCGAGTCCGACTACCTGAGCCCGCGCGGGGCGTCAGCGTGGACGGGCGACGCGCAGGGCGTGTACACGGTGTTCAAGGACGGCGAGGAGCAAGACGCGCCCCGCGTGCTCAAGGCGACCAAGGTGCGGTTCCCGGTCGCGTTCCCCGAGCTGACGTTCGACCTGGTGAGCAACAAAGAGACGCACAAGGACGTGCTCGGCTACGACAAAGAGATCTGGTTCAGTCACTCGGTGGCGCGTCCGCTCAAGCCCGGCGAGCGGGTGCAGATTAAGGAAGACCGCAAGGAGTCCAAGGAGCGGCTGGAGTGGGACAGGATCTGCCACGATATGATTGAGCTGGTGCGCCGCGACCCGGGCAAGAGCCGTTCCTACTACGAGCGGCTGCCCGTGACGCAGGGCGGAGTCAAGTGCTCGCAGGAGCGCAAGGAGCGGGCGCTGGAGTCGCTGCTCAACGACGGATCGCTGGAGCGGGTGGAGCTGGAGAAGCCGCAAGGCCGCGCCAACCACTACATCCGCGTCAACGAGGAAGTGGTCAACGCCATTGACCGAGGCAAGTACGGTGTATAACTGAGAAAGGTAGAACTGAGATGAGCGAAGTAAAAACACGCAAGACGCAACCGTGGATCCCGGTGGGGCATCCGGACTTTAAATGGCGCTCGGGCGCTGACGTGCAGGCCACGTGGCACCGCTACACGGGGTGGACTCCGCCCAGCGCGGGGCGCGAGCCGGTCTACGTTGAGGCGCGCACTCCGGAGTGGGCACGGGTGCGGAGGGTGAAATGAACCTACGAGAAGCAGCGCAGCAGGCGCTTGAGGCGTTGGAGGACATCGCCGACGAGTTGATTTCTCCATACAACGACCCCATTGGCAAAGCAATCCTCGACCTCCGCACCGCGCTTGCGGAGCCTGATCCCGCCGTTCAACGCGACCTTGCCTTTCAAAACATGGCAAGAATCATTCGCGAGTTGAAAGAAGAGCAGCAAGGGGGGCAGGAATGACCGAGCAAGAAATTATCCATATCAAAGCGGCCAAGTACGCCAACACCTGCAAGGAGCAGTTTCTCCAGAAGGTCAAGGAGGGAGTCATCGAGCCCCGCACCAAGAAGATGGAGGGGTGGATATGGATGGCCCACTACGAAGGCTACAGGGACGCGCTGCAAGATCAAATGAAGCGGGGGCTGGCGCCCTCCGGTTCATTCCTCGCATGGGAGAACACCCTGTGCAATGCGTTAGACCACCCAAGGATTCAATCCCAAGGCGCATGGGAGGATGGGTATGCGAGCGGCATAGCAGCCGAGCGTGAGGCGTGTGCGAAGGTGTGTGATGAGGTTGGTGAACGTAGGCTGCATTTGATGCACAACCACACCAGCAGTGAATGCGCCGCCGCCATCAGAGCAAGGGGGCAGGGGTAATTATGCGCAGTTGGACTGATGTATTTATTGCCGTGGTGCTGATTGTGGTTACGCTGCTGGTAATGACTGGGCCATTTTGGCTCGTAATGGCGCTACCATGACCGTGCAATTAAACAGCGAACGCAACGTGGCGGTGGACAAAACGTATTATTGGCAACCCATCGCCACCTGCCCCCGGGGGGTAAAAGTGCAGCTGATAAACCGTAACTACGGGGTGGCGGTCTACGGCCAGTACAACGGCAAAGAGGGCTTCTGGACGCACTGGGCGCCGCTGCCCGTGTTCAACAAGAGTGACGATGAATCGTAAAGGCAAACCCTGTGGTGAACCTAATCCGGGCCGGTTATACGTTCGAACGTACGTTCGAACTGCCGTTCGAACGGATGACAACCCGAGCATCGTCGGAGGAGGGGCCGCCTTCGGCCTCCTCCGCAGTACGATGTGATCGTTCAGACTGGCTGTCGGCAGCAAAAAGTCAAACCATCGGGTAAACGGTCGTTCGGCATGCTCATTGTGCACTTAAACCGACGATTAGCGTGAATGTTCACAGTCTCAAGAAATAGGCTATAATAAGAACGTAACTTTCTTGACAGGAGTCAGACATGGCGGAGTTGTTTAACGAGCTGGTGCCCGAGGGTGCCGAAGTCATCATCCGGGCCGAGGGCGCGCGGCAGCGTCTCATAATCAGACACGAGCGGCCCAAGCCCACGTGGCTGCTGCAGTATGCTCGCAAGGCGCAAGCCGCGCGCACCGGGGTGAGCCCGGCGGGCAAGCTGCCCGGCATGCCGGAGGCGGAGCTGGACGCCGCGCTGTTGCAGCTGGTGCGGGTGCAGCCGGGGCGGGCGCGTACGCATTACGAGCGGTTGGAGGTGCGCAGCGGGGGCATCAAGACCTCGCAGGAGCGCAAAGAGCGGAGCATGGACAGGCTGCTGGCGGCGGGGCTGGTGCTTAAAACCGAGCTGCCCCGGGCGGTGGGGCGACAAACTCACGGCATTTGGCCCGCCGCTGAAAACTCAGTATAATTCGGAGCATTATGCCTAGTTCATCTTCTGCGCTCGTAAAAAACAAACCCGGACAAAAACCCGTCGCGCGTGACAAGTGCGACGCGTTTGGGCTTGACAAAGTCTGCGAGCTGATTACTGCGGGCGACTCGATGACTGCGATTGCTGCTCAAATCGGAGTGCATATTTCCACTCTGATTGAATGGTCTGAGCAGGATGCCCAGCGGTCCGCGCGCATGCGCGAAGCTCGGCAACGCTCGGCGCGGGTCTGGGACGAGCGGGCCGAGCACGTCATCACCACGGCGGGTGACCCGTTCGAGCTGAACAAGGCCAAGGAGCTCGCGCACCACTACCGCTGGCGCGCTAAGGCGATTGCCCCGCGTGAGTACGGCGACAAGGTCACGCAGGAGCACACCGGCGCGGACGGCGGCCCCATCGCCATTGCGGCGGTGGACTTGAAGAACCTGTCTGACGAGGAACTGGAAAACATGCAGCGCCTGATGATGAAAGCCTCCGGAGGTGCCAAGTGAACCACAGCACCGCGATGTCCCGGCTGCGCATGTACTCGTACCGCGAGGTGGAGGCGGAGGTCATCCGCTGGGCGGAGGCGCGGCGCATAATCCCCAACGCGACGCCGCACTCGCAGCTGCTCAAGGCGGTAAGCGAGATGGGCGAGTTGTGCGACGCCGAGGGCAAGCGCGACCTGGAGGCCACGCGGGATGCGGTGGGTGACGTCCTGGTCTGCTTGATCAACTACTGCGCGCTGCGGGACATCGACATGGTTGAGTGCCTGGTGGGCGCGTACGAGCAGATCAAGGACAGGCGGGGCACGCTGATGCCCGACGGCACCTTCGTCAAGGAGCCGGGCGGTGCTGCCGCGCATTCTTGACACCGAGTACCCGGACGAGCTGCACTACGTGCCAGCGGCAGACCTGCGTGAGCATGAGGTGGAGGGCAGTTGCTGGTGCTGCCCGACGCGGCACGACCAAGGCTCCCGGTTTGTCTGGGTGCATCACCCGGCGGACGGGCGCGAGTACTACGACGACAACCCGCTCTGGCTGCAATGAACGCACCGCTTAAGCCCGAAGTCATGTTGGACATGATCCGACGCGAGCAGGAGCGTCGCGCGGCCAGCGCCAGCTTGTACGAGTTCGTCAAGCAGGCGTGGTCAACGGTGGAGCCCGGGGTGCCATTCATCCCGAGCTGGCACATTGAGGTGATCTGCGAGCACCTGGAGGCGGTGAGCAGCGGCGAGGTGCGCAAGCTGCTGGTCAACATTCCGCCCCGGCACAGCAAGTCGACCATCGTGTCGGTGATGTGGCCGATGTGGGAGTGGCTGGCGCGACCTGAGGAGAAGTTCCTGTGCGCGTCGTACTCCGGCAACCTGTCAATCCGCGACAACCTGAAGGCGCGCCGCCTGGTGCAGTCCCCGTGGTACCAGGAGCGGTGGGGGCACCTGTTCAAGCTGGCAGGCGACCAGAACGCCAAGCAGCGGTTCGAGAACGACAAGACCGGCTACCGGCTCGCGACCTCGGTGGGCGGCACGGCCACGGGTGAAGGCGGCTCGCGGCTCATCCTTGACGACCCGCACAGCGCGCAGGAGGCCCAGTCCGACGTCATCCGCGAGTCGGCGCTTGAGTGGTTTGATGTGGTCTGGTCAACGCGACTCAACGACCCCAAGCGCGACGCCATGGTGACCATCATGCAGCGCCTGCACGAGAAGGACATCTCCGGGCACATCCTTGAGGACATTGGCGGGTGGGAGCATCTGATGATCCCCGCCGAGTGGGACGGGGTGCCGCGCAAGACCTCGCTCGGCCCCTACGACCCGCGCCGGAAGCAGGGTGAGCTCATCTGCCCCGAGCGGTTCGGCCTCAAGGAGATTACCGAGCTGAAGCAGCTGCTCGGCACCTACGGCACAGCGGGCCAGCTCCAGCAGGACCCGCAGCCCAGCGAGGGTGGAATACTGAAGACCAAGCACTTCCAGCTGTGGCCCGCCGACAAGGCGCTGCCGCAGTTTGAGTACGTGCTGCAGAGCTACGACTGCGCGTTCACCGAGAAGACCACGGGCGACCCCACCGCCTGCACGGTGTGGGCGGTGTTTACGCACGCGGGCCAGCGCCAGGCGATGCTCATCGACGCGTGGGACGAGCACCTGTCCTACCCCGAGCTGCGCACCCGCGCAATCCGCGACTGGGGCACCGAGTACGGCGGTACGACCGTCAAGGACGGGCTCCGCACCGCACGCCGCCCCGACCGCGTGCTCGTGGAAGCCAAGGCCAGTGGGCAGTCGCTGCTGCAGGATTTGCGCTTGGCGAAGGTTCCAGCCGTGGGCTATAATCCAGGCATGGCAGACAAGGTCAGCCGGGCGCACCAAGCCGCGCCCACGCTGGAGTTGGGGTTGTTGTGGGTGCCCGAGTCGGGTAAGAATCGTGGTCAGCCGGTGAGCTGGGCGAGTGCCTTCCTTAAGCAGGTGGGCAAGTTCCCGGTGGCGGAGCACGATGACTACGTCGACACGTTCACGCAGGCGATCATCTACCTGAAGAACGATGGCTGGTTTGAGCTGCCGCAGGCGCGCGACCCTGACGCGCCGCAGCAGTGGAAGCGCGAAAGGACGAACCCGTATGCAGTCTAAGCCGAAGAAGCCCGTGTGGGACAAAGCCCGCCCCAAGTCACTGGGCGAGTCCAAACCGCTCAGCAGCGGGCAGAAGTCCAGCGCCAAGGCGGCAGCCAAGGCAGCGGGTCGCCCGTACCCCAACTTGGTGGACAACATGCGCGCCGCTGCGCGTAAGAAGTAACCATGGCCACCAAGCCCGTCAGCAAGGCCGCCATGGCCTGCAATAAGCCGCAGCGCACCCCGGGTCATCCGGAGAAGTCGCACGTCGTGAAGGCATGCTACAACGGGCAGGAGAAGGTCATCCGGTTCGGCGAGCAAGGCGCCAGCACGGCGGGCAAGCCCAAGGCGGGCGAGTCCGAGCGCATGACGCAGAAGCGCGAGAGCTTCAAGTCCCGGCACGCCAAGAACATTGCCAAAGGCCCGAGCAGTGCGGCCTACTGGGCCAACAAGGTGAAGTGGTAACCCGCCATGGCTAACGACGTCCCCATCACAGGCACCATCGGCCCCACGCCGCAGAACCCCACGCTGTCGGCAATCGCCCGCGCGTTGCGGTTCCGCGAGGAGGCACAAACCCGGCTGCCGCGCCCCACCGCGCTGAGCATGGCGGCGGATTTGATGCTGCCCACCTCGGCCACCGTTGAGAAGTGGAGCTACGGCGAGCCGCTGTTCCGCATGCCCTCGCCCGGCACCGGGGGTTATATCCCCGTGCCCACTACCGACAAGGAGTACTTGGCCGAGTCGCTGGGCATGGCCCCGGTGGTGGCGCCGTTGTCTCGCGGGGTGAACCGCGCGGCGCAGAAGGCGGGCGATGTTGCTGTGCGTGCCATTACGCGCAACCCGCAGGCCACCGCCCAGGGCGTGCTGCGCGAAGCCGGGCAGATGTCGCCGCTGGCTTCAATCGTCAAGCCCGAGGGCAACATCAACCTGCGGCCCATCCTGCGTGCCGAGACGCTGCGCGGCCCCGACGTACAGCCGCTGGAGGCATTCCTGGCGCAAGCCAAGGGCACGCCGGGCGTAACGCAGGACGCGTTCAAGGACATCGCCACCCGTTATCAAGACCTCGCCCCGGGCAGCAAGATCAGCAAAGCGGACTTTGAGGCGCGCATCCCGCCCTCAGAGTACAACAAAGTCGACCTGTACAACGACCCAGACAAGGCGATCAACAGCCCGTTGGACTACCACCTTGAAGAAGCGCGCGACCGCGTGATGGAAAACTCCGACAACATTTGGGAGGCAGTCGTCGACCGTTTGGGCATGTCTAACTTTCGCGGCGACGAATACAGCGACGTGTTGGACGCGCTGTACAGATACAACAACGACGAAATAGGCCCGGAAGATTTGCCAAGAAGGTTGCGCGACGCAATGGCGCGTGATGGGTTGTTGCAAGACCGCCGAGCGTTTGACTCTTTGGTGCAGGAGCAGATAAACGATCTCGTGAACGAGACCGCTTATCACATGATGCAATATGACGATGCGATAACGACGGCGTCGGGTTATCGCTACAAGGACATGCAGCGGCTTTTGCCTGAGCAGGTTCGCAACGACTTGTCTGAGGGTTACTTCGAAATCGGAATCACGCACCCCGGCAGGGCCGATGAATCGTATCGGCATTACCCGGCTTACGAGAGCGGCGAAGACGGTCTCATTGGTCACATCCGAGGCACGTTCATCCCTGCCGACAAGACAGACGCAATTGCATTCGTGCCTAGTGTTGGCCGGGGGCGCGCCGTCATTGAGCTGAAGCCCAAGAGCGTCATCATCGAAGAGATCCAGTCCGACGCCCAGAAAGGCGCGTTCGACGCCGAACAGACCGGCGCGCTGCGGCAGGTGCACGGCACGTTGTTCAAGGCGGCGATAGACGACGCGCTCGAGAAGGGCGCGACCACCGTATATTACCCCACGGCTCTAACGATCGCACAAGTGCGCGGCGGTGACCCCAAACCCTACGCCGCGATTTACGATCAGCAGATCATGCGCGAAGGTCTCAAGCCGCTCGGCAAGATCCCCGGCGTGACCATCAACCCGATCGAGACCATGATGCCCGGCGCTCCCGGCGCAACGCCCAAGCCCGTCGTGGCCTACTACGAGATCAACTTCACGCCCGAGGCAAAAGAGTACATCCTCAACGGACCGGGCCAGCTCGCGCCGGGTTACGCCGGTGGCGGTCTTTTCACGAAGGTCGCCGAGGGTATTGGCGAGCTGGCTGCCAGGTACGGCACCAAAGCCGCGCCCAAGGAACACAAGATGCTCCAGGGCGTGTACCGTGGCTACGCGGGTGAGGATCCGGGCGAGACGGTGTTCCACGCTGGCGCAGAGTTCCAGCGCCCCAACCCCGGGTTGTTCACCAACCCCGAGCGCGCGGCGGTGGAGCAGTTCCAACAGGCGATGGGCTCGCCCAAGCTGCACACGTTTGAAGCCAAGCCCCGCCGCACCGGCACCGACGAGGATGTGTACGCGATGGCGCGCCGACTCGGCATTTACAACCCCGGCATCCCTGCGAGCCAATACCTGGAACAAGGCGAGAACGCAATCTTCCCGGAAGCCGCGAGGATGGTCGAGGAGCTGCGCGGCATGGGGTTGGATTCGCTGCGGCTCAAGGACGGCATGGGCAAGCGACCTTCACTGGTTGCGCTCGACCCCGGAGTTGTGCGCCCCGCTGAGAGCGTGTTCGCGTCCCCGCAACGGCGCGTGGCCGAGTACTACGCCCAGAAGCGCGCCGCTCAAACCGGCGAGCGCCCGCACGTGGAGATGCTGCTGGTTGACCCGTTCGCGGGCAAGACGTACGGCCACTCCATCCCCATGGACAAGTTCAACCGCGAACCCGTCACGACCCGCGCCCGCAAGCTCCAACCCGAACAGGTCAAAAACCGCACCAAGCTCTACGCCGCAGGCGGCGCGGTGCAGTTCGACCCCGACGAGATTGCCCACCTCGCGGCCCAAGCCATGCACGGCTATGCCGAGGGCGGCGCAGTCAAGTACGACCCGAGCGAGATTGAGCAGCTCGTGGCCCAAATGAGAGAGGAATTCCATGCCTGACTTGAACGACGACGATAAAGAAGCCGCGCTGCAAGGCGAACTGCTCGAGGTCGAGGACGAAGCGCCCGAGGTGGAGGACACCGAGGACGGTGGTGCGGTCATCCGCCTTAAGAACGAGGAGGACGCCGCGCGCCAGCAGGAGCACTTTGCCAACATCGTTGACGAGGTGGATCAGCCGATGCTCAAGGAGGCGGTGCAGGACCTGCTGGACAAAATTGACAAGGACAAGGAAGCCCGCGAGAAGCGCGACAAGCAATACGAGGAAGGACTGCGCCGCACGGGCCTGGGCGACGATGCGCCGGGCGGGGCGCAGTTCACCGGCGCCAACAAGGTGGTGCACCCCATGCTCGTCGAGGCGTGCGTGGACTTCAGCGCCCGGTTCATGAAGGAGGTCTTCCCGCCCACCGGCCCCGTCAAGTCCAAGATCCTCGGCGAGCACGACAAGGAGAAGGTGGAGAAGGCCGCGCGCAAGGCCGACTTCATGAACTGGCAGTGCACCGAGCAGATGCCCGAGTTCCGCGCCGAGCTGGAGCAGCTGAGCACGCAGCTGCCGCTGGGTGGCGGGCAGTACCTCAAGCTCATGTGGAACCCGCAGTGGAAGCGCCCGTGCAGCGAGTTCATCGCCATTGATGACATCTACCTGCCCTTTGCGGCGACCAACTTCTACTCCGCCGAGCGCAAGACCCACGTTCAGTACATCACCAAGTTCGAGTACAACCGGCGCGTCAAGGCGGGTATGTACCGCGATGCGGACATCGGCCAGCCGGAGGAGCCCGAGTTCAGCAAGTCGTCGCAGGCCAACAACAAGATCGAGGGCCGCAAGGACACCACCTACAACGAGGACGGACTCCGCACGGTGTTCGAGGTCTACACCTACCTCGACTTTGGCGATGGCGTTGAGCCCTACATCCTCTCCATTGACAAGAGCTCGGGCATGGCCCTGAGCCTGTACCGCAACTGGGAGCCCGACGACGAGCACCGCCGCGAGCTGGACTGGATTGTCGAGTTCCCGTTCGTGCCCTGGCGCGGCGCGTACCCCATTGGTCTGACGCACATGATTGGCGGGCTGAGCGGCGCGGCCACCGGGGCGCTGCGCGCGTTGCTCGATTCGGCCCACATTCAGAACATTCCGACGCTGCTCAAGTTGAAAGGCGGCCCCAACGGCCAAACCATCAACGTGCAGCCCACCGAGGTGGCCGAGATTGACGGCGGCGCGATGATTGATGACATCCGCAAGCTGGCGATGCCCATGCCCTTTAACCCGCCGAGCGCGGTGTTGTTCCAGCTGTTGGGCTTCCTGGTCGATGCGGGCAAGGGCGTGGTGCAAACCAGCTTTGAAAAACTGTCCGAGGCCAACCCCAACCAGCCCGTGGGCACCACGATGGCGCTCATCGAGCAGGGAATGGTGGTGTTTTCCTCCATTCACAGCCGGTTGCACAACTCGATGGCGCGGGTGTTTAAGATTCTGCACCGCATTAACAGCGCCTACCTCACCGAGGACGTAATCGAGGCGTACGACAACGGGCTCGAGGTAGAACCGGCGGACTTTGATGGCCCGCTGGACGTGATTCCGGTGTCGGATCCGTCCATTTTTAGCGAAACTCAGCGTTTTGCCCAGGTTCAGGCGCTCATGCAGCGGGCGGCCATGCTGCCCGGGCTGTACGACCAGCGCAAAGTGGAGGAAATGTTCCTCCGCGCCATGAAAATTCCTGACAACGACGTGTTGGTGCCCGACCAGGGCAAGGACGACGTCGACCCGGTCAGCGAGAACGTGGCCGCCGCCATGGGTCGGCCCATTTACGTGGTGCCGAAGCAAGACCACATGGCGCACATTCGCACACACGTGGCGTTTTTGAAGTCTCCGCTGTTCGGCATGAACCCGGCGATACAGAAAACCTACCTGTACCCCATCGCAATCCACCTGCGCGACCACCTTTTGAACTACTACCTGGTCGAGTCGCACGAGGCGGTGAAGAAGGCCGAGGACCAGAAGCTCATCGCGGACGAAGGCGAGCAGCAGGCAGGGGTAATTCTGCAGGTGCAGCAGTTCATTGAGCAACAACTGGGCGGCTTCGGCACCGAGCTGGCCCAGCTCAGCCAAGTCGCAGAGCAGTTTAAGCCCCAGCCGCCCATGCCGCCGGATTCGTCGCTGCAGGTGGCGCAAATTGGCGCCCAAGTGCAGCAGGCCGCCCTCGCCCAGCGCGCTCAGGCCGACCAA